GCGCACATGTGCCAACAGAAAGGATGGGACAAGGCCCCCGTCAGCATCGTGTGGATGCTCCTGAACGAGGAGATGGGCGAACTTGCGTCGAGCATCAGGCAGAAGCACAGAATCTACAAGAAGACGGGGCTCAAGAAGGACCGCGGCACAGATGTGGTTATGGAAATGGGCGACGTGTTTAGTTATCTTTTCCAGCTGGCCCATATGCTCGAAGTGGACTTGGACGAGATGTGGGAGCTCCACAGGGTGAAGATGAAAACAAAGTCCTACGGGACCTCTAAAAATAATATGACCGTCTAGTAGAATGGCGTCGACGCTTATGATTGATGACCGTCTTCAGATTGACAAGTTCAATGTCACGACGTTCACCGGGGACTACGGGATCAACCACGATGGCTTCCGCAAGGATGTCTTTATCGATGGGTCGTACACGCGCGCCATCGACGAGACGCCCGAGGTTTACACTGACGAGCTTCAGTTCAAGCCGAAGGGTGTGGCCGGGAACATTCACCTCAAGACCATCAGCCCGAACTACGCGCCACATGGAATGTTCCCGACGCGTAAATTCGAGTACTCTGACGGGACCGTGACGTGGTTCCGCCCCGAGCTCCCATGGAGCTGGATGGGCGCCGATCCGAACACTGGAACCTTCAAGATTACAAAGGACTTCAGGAACGTGCTGATTACGCTTATCGTTTTGGCAATTATTGCATATCTGGTGAGCCAACTGAAGTGAGAGTCCCTTCGGGACTGGGGCCAATTAAATCGGCAGGACCTTCAGCGCCTCCACCTTGACCATTTTCTTTTTTAAATTGTCACGCTCCTCTTGGATACGTGCATTCAACTTTGGGCATGAATGCGCCTCAAGTTGAATACATCTTGTACAAAAGTTTACTTGGCACTCCTTGCACGTAAGCATCTTAGGCTTGTGCTTACACGCGAACGGCGGGTTCATCTTTAATATCACAATGTATTTCTTCCTTAACCTGGCTAGGAGCATACGGGACGGGATCGTCGATGATTTCACAGAGTCCAAACTCGCGCCCCTTGACGATGCGGTCCCACGCGATGCGCATGGCTGGTAGGTTTTTGGCGAACCACTCACGGTCGCGCTTGACCCGCACGACTACATACTCTTCTGGCGTCTCACCGTTGGCCGGTCTATACTGAACAAAGTCGCACTCCTCGAGGTCCGTAATCTCCAGTTGGAGCTGGACCTGTGGCAAGTAGTACGAAGGCACCTTCTTCTCAATCTTGCGAGTCAGGGGGCACTTGATCTCGATGAGGAGGCCGTCCTCTGTGACTCCATCGGGTGAAGCACCTAGCCACGAATACTCGCGGTGCTGAACCAGACCAATCTCATGAGACTTGCGACCGGTCTTTTGGTCGTACAAGTCCCGGACCATAGGCTCGAGGGCCGTTCCGTGGGCCGTGGCGGCGTTACCGGCCCACTTGGTCCGTAGGACCTTCTTTTTGATGAAAGAGTCGACACTTTCATAGCGGTTCTCACCGATGGCGCTCGCGACATCACTCGCCGTGATCATTTGCTCGCGGAGGTCTAACCATTCCTGAGATCTTTGTTCGGCGTATATGGCGCTGATGAGCTCACGGGCTCTCGCTTCGAGGTGCGACATTTCTAGGTATCGTCTTGTTCTTAAAACGGGGGTCCGTCTTAAGTACAATCTCGGCCGCGTTCTGCTCGGCCTGCTTCTTCGTCAGGGCGAAACCAGACCCACAGTCCATTCCGTCCACCACGACCGTTATGAAGAACTGGCCGTTGACTTGACTCACCAGGCGGTATTCGGGCAGGTCGTACTTGAGCGCCTGGCACCACCGCATGAGCTGATCCTTGAAGTTGTCGTCAATCAGGGAGGTTTGAACCTTGGTGAATGATTTTAGGATAAACTCCTTGGCGTGGACCATCCCGAGGTCCAGGTAGATTGCACCGATGAGCGCCTCGAATACGTCCTCCATAATGTGCTCGTTGGTGTTCCAGCCGTTCCTTTCGCCCTTCTCATCCATGATGATGAGCTTTTCGAGGCCAAGCGCCTTGGAGATTTCGCACAGGGTCTTGCCTCGCACCATCTTCGTACGCGCCTTGGTCAGGAAACCCTCTTGCTCCTTCTCGTGGAGGTCAAAGAGGTGCTTGGTGATGACAAAGCCGAGAACCGAGTCGCCCATGAATTCGAGAGTTTCGTACGAGCCGGTGAGGCCCGTGTACCGCTTCAACGCGCTTTTGTGAGTGAAAGCCCGTTGATACAGTTTCATATTTTTGATTTTTGTGCCGACCAGCGTGTTCAGTTTGTCCCTGGACAACGCCGGGGGTTCCATTGTACTCTACATGGGTTTGAGTTGTTTAAGCCATGCGAAGAATGACCAGTTTTCTAGGCCACAGTCGGCTTGGCGACCTTCGGGCGGAGCTTCTTCTCCTTGGGGGCCTCCGCCGGGGCCGCCTCGCCCTCGGGGGAAGTCTCGGTCTTCTTGGCACGAGGCTTCTTCTCCGGGGCGTTTGGGTCCTTCAGGTAGTGGGGGCCCAGGAACTTCTGGAGGTTCAGGAAGCTGACCTGGGTGCCCTCGGGGACCTTGAGCAGAGCCTTCAGGGGCGCGTCCAGGTTGATGAACTTGCCCTCCTTCAGGCCCTTCTCCGTCACGTACACATTTACGCGCTTGGTCACGTCGGTGCGGCAGATCTTCTCCTCGGCCGCCAGACCCAGGAAGGCCCGAAGCTCGGGGGTGACGTCCAGGGGCTTGTTGAAGCCGTTGCTCTTGGAACGGGCCGCCTGCTTCTCGCCGGTCGGGTCCTCGATGTGGGTGCGGATCTTGCGGACCTCCTTGCGGAGGGCCTTCATCTCCTTCATCAGAGCATCGAGAGTAACGGGAGTGTCCATTTGTACTCTACTCAGGGTCTCCCTCTTTAACTAGATGAAACACGAGAGAAACAAGACCAAAATAAGAGGTAGAAATGCGATCAACATAACTTGCCACACCTTGTACGACGCGGGCGTGGTTCCCACCTCCACAGGCTTGACAGGGAAGAAAGGCGCCTCTCCTGCTGTGGTCGGCGTCGGCTCTGTACTTGTCGCAATGTTCGATCCGTAGCCACGTGGAAGAGACACGCCTGCGGACGGGCGATTCTCGAGGCCCGCTGGAATCTTATTCAAATTGTCGCAATTGTCAGAACAGCACCCAGTGTCGCATCCGTACAATAAACCATCCCTCTTGCTGATGTATCCGCAGATTGTAGAATATCTATCAAAGGGATCGGGTAGACACTGACAATCTTTCAGGATGTATTGAGCTCCGCACGTCTTGGCAGGGGGCGCGGGCGAGGAAGTCTTCGACATTTCGCTCTCCGTTCTAAAGTTAAAGAATATTTTTGTATGAGTAGTACAGATGGAGTACGGAAAGCCCCAGAAGTTGCCTGATGGCCGGTACTTTTTGAAGATTAATGGATCTCAGCGTCAGGTGAACGGCCTTGTGCTCCAGGACGACCTATCGACCAAGTCGGTGAATTTCAAGGTTCAGGAGGGTTCCGAGATTTTCTCGGCAATTGATGGAGAGCTCCTGACTCAGGCCAAGGCGTCCAAGGTTGAGTGGTTCGGCAAGGAGCTCAGTGACGAGACGATCCAGACGGCGTTCCAGGAGAGCGTGACGGACGGTGTGATCGGTGCCAGCCTGGCGTCCGTGAAGGGCCAGGTGGTGACTGTCGCATTCGACACCCAGAAGAACTCGGTCGAGCTCCAGGACGTAAAGTCTGGTACGACAGTCGATGCGCTCCTCGAGCTCTCGGGTCTTTGGTTCCTGAAAAAGTCGTTCGGTCCAGTGTGGCGCGTTCTTCAGGTGCGCGTCCGCGGGGCGACCAGGCCGGTCGTCAAGACCGAGTATGCGTTCATGGACGAGCCAGAGGAGGAGGAGGACCCGACCGACTATTTGGACTAGACGGGCAGTTGCGTAGCAACTGGTCTCGGCCGTAGGCATCTCGAAACGTCCCAGCCCAAGTCCCCTTCGGGGACTTGCTTCCCTCCCCAGTCCAAGTCCCCGAAGGGGGCTTGTCCTCCCGAAAAAAAAGTAGTGCCTAATTATAAATGAATCGCAAGGGACTCGCCATCGTGGTTCTGGTCATTGTCATTTTGTTTCTCCTGTTCGGCCCCAAGACGAGCCGTTTTGACATGGGTCCCAAGAACGCCGCCCCTCAGGGATTCGAGATGTCTCGTCAGGGCGATGGTTCCCGCGTCTCCAGCGGCAAGCCTATGATGCCCATGGCTGTGGAGTCCTCCATGGGCGACAACATCGGTCAGGCGGTCTCCTCCGCGAGCCTGATCCCCCGTGACGTGGTGGCGACCGAGGACTTTGGCCAGTTCAGCCCGGACAAGATCCTGGGCAACCAGAACTACCTCGACCCCCGCAGCCAGATTGGCTACCCCGAGACGCTCGGTGGTGTCCTGCGCAACGCCAACCAGGACTTCCGCAGCGAGCCCCTGAACCCCCGCGACCCGGTCAGCATCTTCAACCTCAGCACGATCCCCCCGGACGTCATGCGTCCCAAGTTCGAGATCGACTACGATTACAAGTGATTGTATAGAAAATCACGGAAGTTTGACGCGCGCAAACCAACTTAAAAAAATGGTGCGAAATACCAGTAATGGATTTCAAACATGCTATGACGGAGTGGGTCCACTTGAAGGCCCAGCTCGCTGCAGCACGCAAGGATATTGGCACGTTGAATGCCCGTGAGAAGGAGCTCAAGGGCTTTATTTCGACTCACATGAAACAGAATGAGATTGACACCGTCAAGGTTCAGGACAACGTCAAGGTGAACCTCAAGACGAAGCAGACCAAGGGCACCATCACCAAGGATGTCATCAAGCGGGGTCTTGCCTCCTTCTTCGGTGGAAACGAGGCGCAGATCGAGGGAGCCTGGACCGCCATTCAGGACGCAGCGCCGTCCAAGTCGTCGACCAGCATCAGCGTGACGGGTCTGGCGAACCTTTGAGCGTGGTAAAACGAACCAAGTCGCTTAGCGACTTGTGACGCGCATTTCTACAGGAGG